AAATCAAGCAGCGTTTTCATGCCATACACCTTTATTCGGGAAAGACCCGCTTCGTTTGCCTCTATGCGCCAAAACTTCCCTCACTTCAGGATACTGAGTAATAAATTGCTTGCGCATCTCTCTGCACATCCACAATACATCACTTCGACCACGCGGCGCAATCATATCAACAAAAACCATAACATCACCGCTATCACGAGAAAAAATCTCCTCACCACTGTAATCTCGGCTCTCAAACTCATCACGCGTCATAAAAGCCCAAGTAATTAAACCAACACACTCACCATCACGATAAAACAAACGTATCTGATTATGCAAAATCGCAGGCAATAAACGCCACGATATCGTCGCTGATCGAAATTCACTGTAAGGCGAAGTCGTAGTCCACAACTTTACAGCATCCTCCAACATCAGTAACGACCCAAGCCCCTAAATAACGGAACAACTCCACCACCCATCATCTGAACAGGAGCACTACCAACACTCGCATTGTCTCCAATCATGCGACCCGGACCAACCATAGAACCCATCATAGAACCACCCTGCATCGGAATAGAACCCATAGAACCCATCGGCAATCCACCGCGCTGACCAAAACTCATAGGCGCAACAGGAGGAACAGGCATCTGACGCTGCTGCTGTAACTGCTGACTCGCCATAAATTGCTGCTTGCGTCCAGCCATGTAATTCTTCAAATTCGCACGACCAACCGCACTACCACCATAAACACTACTGCCAGACTGCTGTTGCGGCTGAGAAGAAACCTGACCCGGCATCTGTGGTGGAGGGGGAGGAGCCATAGGTGGACCCATATTAGGCATCTGAACTGGAGCAGCAGGAGGTGGACCCATCTGACCCCCCATCGGAGGACCCATCGGTGCAGGCATACCACCCATCGGCATAGATTTTACAGCTACCATCAAAAATCTCCTGTTAATAAAACAAACCCTAACAAGAAATCACGATTTAATCAATCACCTCTAATAATCCGTTCTTAATCATACTACCAGCTAACGCATCACGGCTATGATAATAATAATTCCCACCATTCCACTCACACAACTCTATCGCCATCCTACGACAAAATCGACGCTCATCCTCACAACCACCAATACGATGACCAGACTGTATCATAGGAACAACCTCACCAGCACCCTGCGCATCAAACTCAACGTCAAAACCATACTTCAATCGGTATCTAGGCATCCATAGCCGCCTTCCGCGCCGCAATCGCATCGTTCATATCAGAAAACGTTCCCAAATTCACCTTCCGTCCATCAATATTAGCAGACGCACGCCACTTACCACGATCCTTCAAAAAACTCACACCCTTAACTCCAGACGTATTCGCCTTGCTCAATCCAGTATTCGCAGACTGCTCACGAGGCGTAACCTCCCGCAAATTCACAATCCTATTATCACAACCATCCCTGTTAATATGATCAACAGAATTCGGAAAAACTGGATAATATCCATGATACAAAAAAAACGCCACACGATGCGCAAACAACTTCTTATCAACGCCCTTATAAGACGCACCACCACACAAATAATCACAAGTCGATCTGCTCGTCCTAACTCGCCTGTTAAACGACAAACGACCACTAAACTCCTTGTTATACTTCACAGCAGCACCAGAAGCACTCATAAATGAACTACCCTCACCACGATCCTCAAAATCACACTCCAAACGATCACACGCATATACCAAACCACTCTCCGCGTCATAACGATACAACCTACGCATCAAGTCCAAATCTTCCCACCAACCCTTGCTAGACATTCATAACTCCATTCCACTTCGTGTGGTAGGGTATGGGAAGATAAGGGACCCGTCAATGGAGATTTTTTTCAAAAAATTTTTTCGACCCCCTATGGGTCCCATACGCAGTAAAAAGGTTTTCAATAGTGATTGTTCGTGGGGAACAGTGTGTAGGGCGCTGCCCGACACGCTCTGACATATAGGGGGGGCCATAGGCCCCATATCCCCCGATTTTAGCACAATTGTTCGGGTTAGCTAGGGTACCTGCGGAAAACAAAAAACCCCACACTAGGCGGGGTTCTCTGTGGCTGTGGCGTATGTTTCTGGCGCTATCGCGCCAGTGTTTGTATTCGATCCTGCCACCATGCAAACATGTCGTCTGATATGCCTGCCCATATGGACGCGTTGCCTATGCTGTTATCGGGCAACAATGTGACGCCGTTTGATTGCGTCTCGAATGTGAACGGCACGCGATACGCCGTGTGATTTGTGCCGTCACCATAACGCGCGCCGTTCGCTTGTTGCGTGCTAGTGATCACACCAGCATCGCCAATGCGGTTTCTGATTTCAGACACCGCGGCGCGAACGCGCTGTTCTGAACAGCCTGTGGCGTCCATGATCTCTTGCGTTGTAGCGCCGTTGTCTGAACGCATCATGCTATACTGAACGCCAACGCGTGCACCGCGTCTGAATGGCTGTTCTGGTGTATCGGTAACAATTGTTCGCGTGCCGCTAGTGACGCGATTTTCAAGAGTGTGTTTCACAAGGTTATTGAGAAACATGACCCAATTCCAAATTTTATCGACTTCGATTGTGCCGCTGTGTTGGCGAAATTCAATCGTGCCATGCCGCGTCCATGGTTCAAGATTAATGCTTGAAAACTTGCCATGCGTTGCGCTTGCCAATTCTGATATGGTGTTAGCGTTTTCAATGCGTGCAACGTCCAGCGGGTAACACATGCGGTTATTATGGCGTGATGATGGCAACATTGAATTAATGCCGTTGAATGTTGCTTGCTGGCGCGTGTAGCGCATCATGAAATCTTTAACGACAACGGCGTCGAATGCATCGCCATGGTTGCTGTAAAAGCGGCCGGTGCGTTCTGAATGCGCAATGCTATCACCAGTAAACCGCGCTGGATGCGTGTCATCTGACAACGGCGCGTTGCCAATGTGAACGTGCAAGCCGCAACGTGAATTGACGCGACAGCCCAAATATTCTAGCGCATCGCAAATTGATTTCAGATGCTCATATGCGACTTGGCAGTCGCCATAAACTGGCGTCACGATTTCAGCATCGACTGTTGGCGTGCCATCTGGCACGACTTTGCATCCCTTGATGCCGCGAACGTCGAATTCATTTTGAATGCGTGGGATTGGAACGCCAGTCGTTTCGATTTCTATTCCGCTTGTGAGATGGCAAGTCATTAGAATGCACCTCCGTTGAAAAACGTGTCGTCTTTTAATCTCACGCAAACGTCCACATTTTGATTGGGTTGATAGTCATCTGGATCACCTTGATCCTTTTCGTCAAACCAAACCCAATATTCCAAGTGATATCCTTTTTTGGGCAATGCGACTTCGACAACGTGTCTAATTAGCGAGGGGCTGCGTCCATACCAGAAAACCATATCGCTAATAGAATTGCCGTTGCCGCCAATATCTCTTGCAATCATATCGCAGGCCAAAAAATTAATTTCACGCTCTGCGGCGTCTGTGTTTTCGTGCTGTCTTGAATAGTAAGTCATTGATTTTGCTTCCTTTTTTCTAGATATCGTCAACAAAAGCGTTGCCGATAAGGTCTTTTAGCATGGTTTTATCCCATAAAGCAAGGGGGTTTGTGGGATTATGTGGAACAATTGTTCGGATTATGGTTTTGACCAACGCCGCGGCACAAAAAAAACGCGCCAAAATTGACGCGCCAAAAATCGGTTTTTTTATATTTATAGAGAACGCGCGATCCTGCGTATATGTGTGTATATATATGTGTATATATATTCTATTGATATAGTATATATACCCCGATCCCGATCCCGACGACCCCGATCCCGATAGGCCCGACCCCGAAGGGTCAAGCCCGATTGTTTATTTCATTGTGTGCGCAAGTGTTGTCATTGCGCTAGTCTTTGGGTTGCCGCTCCCGACCAAGAAAGTATATGTGCTGACGTTGCAAGCAAGAACACCGAAGCGTTCAGCGTCATGGTATTTCATGAAGTGGCCTTCTTCTTCCATATCAACTGGCTCGGAAGTGCCGTAGTTTTTAACTGCCCAGTCGCAAAAGTCTTGAAACTGCTTGTCATCTTCATACTCAAACCCGCTCGTGTCATCGTAGAAAAGTGCGGTTGCCCAGTGATCGGGCAACTCCAGTGTGATCGTTTCCATTATTCCGCCTCCTCTAAAACTTCCATAGCGTGCTCAAGTGCTTCTTGCTCGCTATCAATCCCGTAACAAGTGAAGCAATGGTAATCGACCCACTGCCCACCTACTGGTGTTTGCAAATTAAATGTCGCTGACTCGTTCCATTCAATGCGAAGATACTCGCCGTTGTGCTCTACTTCCCAGTGTTTCATTTTACTTCTCCTCTATACTAGACAATCCCACATTATCCCACCTGGTCAGGGATGTCAACAAGAAAAATAAAAAAAGTTTACCGGGACGACTCTCACCCGGTTCGAACAATTGTTCGGGTTATATTGCCGGGGGACAGTTCCAGTGCCGGGGGAGTCTGCTCCGGGTAACGGTTCGGTAACGAACAATTGTTCGGGTATATATCCCCGGCGGAATCCCGACCCCGGCCCCGGCAAACCCGACCACCCGGAACCCGATCCCGAACAATTTATCGGGTTGTTGCTCCCGGAAAGTTGTCCCCGGCCCGATTCCGTGCGAAAATGCGTGTATATTGTGAGAGGCGCTGAGAAGCCCGAGGAGTAACCCGAACAATTTTGGGCACCCCGAACCCGATGACTGACACAACCCCACCTGACGGCCCGATTCTGGGGGGCTGAGGCCCCACCCCGACCCCCGCACGGGGCGCAGCGCCTATTCCGCGGCTTCGCCGCTACAATCCGTTATAGGGATTTATTCGGATTCTGTGGGATTTTCTGTTGGTGTTACGTCGATCATTCTATTTTTAGCACGATCCATAAATTCTTGTAGTTGTTCGAGGATTTGTTCTCTGCTGAGGTTGTCAACGTGTTCGTGTGTTACATGGCTACGGGCTACCATTAGGCCAGTGACCTTTAGGCGTAGTTCCTCTGCCTTGATTGCTGCCCCGAAGTTCCCTGCTTGCCATGCTTCATCTCTGAGTCGCTGCATATCCCGAACAGATTTGGTTACGGACACTCCGTATTTGCTTTCGAGTTCCTGCCGCATTTCTTCCATGCGTTCTTTGACTCGTGGATGATTGAGAAGCTGCACGGCTGATACGTTCGGGTTTTTGTATCCTGCTGCTCGTGCTGCTGCGGTTTGCGTCATGTCTTTGTGGATGTAGTTATCCAGAAACTTTTGCTGCGGTGGGGTGAGTCGTTTTTCCCCTTTGGCTATTTGTTCACCGACTTTAGGCATCTGCTGTGCAACCCGAATAATTTATCTACTTATTACGTTGTTACAGAATACCGCTGCTGGGGCTACTGCGCAAGCCCAAAAGCGCCCAAGATTTCCCACACCTAAAACGAACGGTACGCGGCGCGTTAAAAGTAATAGTTGGGGGATTTGTATATCCCCCCCTATAGGGGGTAGGGTTTTTACCGTAAATAAACCTTTGATTTTAAACAATAATTTACGGTAAATTCGCAGATTGACCGTAAATACTGTAAAACCTTAACCCGTTGATTTTGTTGGTAAATTTACAGTATTACGGTAAACGGTAAAAAATACTGTAAAATCGTTTACCGTAAATTATCGTTTAAAATCAATGGCCCAAAAAAAGATAAAAAAACTTATCTTTTCTATTGACTGGGGCATATGGCGTGGGTATATATGGGATGTCTAGTAAATGAGGAGGGCGAAGGCCATGACGACTGACAACATCAAAACCCGCATTATCCGCGACCTTGAGGGCGACTTATTGGATAGCAATCACGCAACGCGTCGATTCTTCCGCTGCTGGTTGGACGGTTCATATTTGGGCGAGGATCATTACCGCGATAATATCACATATCTGCACCAGTCATTAAACCGCTACGGCGTGGGCGCGAAGTTAGAGGCTAAAATCCGTGGCTGGGTGATTAGCCAATTTGTGCGGTACACGGCGCACGATGCGGGTTGTTCGCACAATTACGCTCAAAAGGTTATCGTTGACACAGTTGAGCGCGAGACGCTGAACGAGTTGACTGATCACCTGATTGCAGACGCGCTTGATCTGATTGAGGACGATGTGCGCGAATACTTAAAGGAGAGCGCGGCTTAGGCTGCGCTTTCGC